CAATTATTTTTTTTCCATCTTCTGATTTATAATACATTATAATTTCATTATTATCAATACGACTACGAATAAATTCCATCTTATTAATTATTATATTTTTTTTTTAACATATATAAAAAATAAATTACAATTATTATTATTATGGATAATAATTTTATTTATTCCATTAGTCCTATTGACGGACGCTACCATACTAATACACAATCATTAAAAAAATATTTTTCTGAATTTGCTTTATTTAAATATAGATTAATGATTGAAGTTGAATATTTAATTTATTTAAAAAAAATCGGATTACCTGAATTTGAAAATTTCCCTCCTAATAAAATTTTTCTTCGTAATATTTATAAAAACTTCTCACATTCTGATTGTATTGAAATAAAAAAAATAGAATCATCCATTAATCACGACGTAAAAGCCGTTGAATATTTCCTTTCCGAAAAATTACAAAAAATTTATTTATCAGATTATAAATCTTTTATTCATTTTGGTTTAACCTCACAAGATATCAACAATAATTCTATTACATTATCTATTAAAAATTGTATTGAAGATATTATTATTCCATTACTTCAAAATATTTTATCTGATTTATTAGATAAATCTTCCGATTGGATACATTACAAAATGCTTAGTCATACTCACGGACAACCCGCCGTTCCCACCACTATGGGTAAAGAAATTATGGTTTTTCATTATAGAATTTCCAAACAATTACAACTACTCAAAAATATCGATTATTATGGTAAATTAGGTGGTGCTTCCGGTAATTTAAATGCTCATTATGCCGCTTATCCTGATTATAATTGGGAAAATTTAATGGAACAATTTTTATTACAATTTTCATTAAAAAGAAATAAATATACCACTCAAATTGACAATTATGAAAATTTATCCCTTATTTTTGATAATCTAAAACGAATCAATACTATTTTTATTGATATGAATAAAGATATTTGGCAATATATTTCTATGAATTATATAACACAAAAATTTGATAAAAACGAAGTTGGCTCTTCTACTATGCCACATAAAATTAATCCTATTAATTTTGAAAACAGTGAAGGTAATTTGTTATTAGCAAATTCTTTATTAAATTTTATGTCCGAAAAATTACCTGTCTCACGATTACAAAGAGATTTAACTGATTCTACTATATTACGAAGTGTTGGATCTATTTTTGGTTATATGTTAATTGCTTATCAAAATTTTAAAAAAGGATTAAATAAATTAGATGTGAATTTCATTCAATTAAAAAAAGATCTAAATACAAATTGTGTTGTTATTATTGAAGGTATACAAACCATTTTACGAAAACAAGGTATTCATAATGCCTATGAATTATGTAAAGATTTAACCAGAAATAATAAATGTATTACTATGGATGATATTACCTTTTTTATTAAAAATTTAGATATAGATGAAAAAATAAAAAAAAAAATTATATGAAGTTAATATTGAAAATTATATTGGTAATGCTGAAAAAACTTTCTAAAAAGGTTGTTTAGTTAGAATAAGCAAGACCACCCATACCACTCATAATTCTTAATACATTGTAGTTCATAGCGAATAAGTATACACCATTTGAAACACCAGCAAGATTTAATCTGGCATTATCAATACGTGAGAAGTTGCAGGTACCAGATGGTTGATGTTCGGCAGGTTTTAAACAGAATGAGTACATACCAACATTGTTATTAGCACCAGTATTTAATACTGTTGGATGCCATTTTCTTGTATTAGTGATTAATGATTTACCACAATGACCGAGTCCACATTCATAAGGTTGAACTAAATGGTAATAATCATGGGCTTGTTCGGCAGCTCTATCATGACCGTTTAATTGAAGTTTAGCATTACCTAATAAATCACCAGGAGCAGTCCAGAATAACGCTTTAACAGGATGATTGAAACTCATATCAATTGTAGTATCACTTTCAACACCAGTGTGTTGAACTTGTTCTATTAAGTATTCGTGACTGACTTGGGCGAATCTTCTACGTTCATCAGTATCTAAATATAAATAATTGACTAATAATTTAGCATCACTAATTGTACAATTATTAGTTCCATCTACTTTTTTAGGATCTAATGTCATATTAATTTTAACTTCGTGATATTGTAAAGCAATTAATGGTAGAGCAAGACCAGGGTTTCTATTAAACCAGAAACGTAATGGAATGTAATTTGTAGCACCAACATTAGGAGTAGGTATATCTGAACCATTACACATAGCAATTCTTAAATCGTGGCTTGTTTCAAATAATTCATTATAAATATCTAACCATTGAGAATAATGTTTGTCAATTTTTTGACCTCCAATTTCAACTTCTACTGTTTTAATTAATTTTGTCATATCAACATCTTGCCATTTAGTTGAATCTGTATTTGCTTTCCATACACCACCTGTAACTGCTGTCAAGTTTGCGGTAGGGACAACTGCTGTAAGAACCCCATCTACATATCTTTTTAGTGTAACAGTAGTGGCGGCGACTCCTGTTAATTCTACTAATTCATTAGCAGAAATTGTAATATCACCATCAGCAGTTGTAACTGTAAAAGGTTTATCAAAATAAGCCATAACTGTCGCGCCAACGCCTATCCCGTGTGTTCCAATTTCATATTTGTCACTCACACCCACGTCTGCAACTTCAATTTTAGTGGCATTAGCGTTGAGACCCGTATCTGCTGTATCATCATGTGATGTAATTTTTAAGTAAATTTCTTGGACTAAATCACCATTTCTGGCTAAAGTACAAGTTACTGAACCTTCATCAGTAGTAGGAACACTGCCACTGAATGTTTGAGCGATACATTCTTTTGAAAAGTTAGTGTGTCTTCTGTAGACAACTTTGAAGAATGTAATTTGAGGATTACCTGTAAGATAAACATCTTGAGCACCCATGGCGACTAATTGCATTAAACCACCACCCATTTTATATTATTTATAGAGAAAAAAAAAAATAAATTATTAACATTCCTATTAATAATTTATTTGATTATATTTTAAAACTTTTTTTTTTCTAAAAAGTTGTTTAGTTAGAGTAAGCAAGACCACCCATACCACTCATAATACGTAATACGTTGTAGTTAAGAGCGAATACACTTAATGAAGTGGCATTTGCGGCATTCATATTACTGAATACTAATCTAGCATTATCAATTCTTGAGAAGTTGCAAGTACCAGAAGGTTGATGTTCGGCAGGTTTTAAACAGAATGAGTACATACCTGGGGCTGTTTCAGGGGCAACGTCTACAGCACCATTATGTCCAGGAAGTTTTAAACCACATTCATAAGGTTGAACTCCGGTATAATATAAAGCAGATTGTTCAGTTGCTCTATCATGACCGTTTAATTGTATTTTAGCATTATATTGAGTTTTTTTCATATTTCCCCAGAATAAGGCTTTAACTGGATGATTGAAAGTTAAGGTAATTGTTTTGTTTGTATCAGCGGCGGCGATTGATTCAACACCAGTATGTTGGACTTGTTCAATTAAGTATTCATGTGAAACTTGAGCGAATCTTCTGCGTTCATCAGTATCTAAGTAAAGATAGTTTACTAATAAACCACCACAATGTGCGCCATCAGTGCTTCCAAATTCAGCAACAATCTTAACTTCATGATATTGTAAAGCAATTAAAGGTAAAGCAAGACCAGGATTTCTATTGAACCAGAATCTTAATGGTATAAAACCATCACCAGCGCCTCCTTTTAAAGCCGCTTTCAAATGACGATTAGGTTCAAATAATTCATCATAAATAGCTAACCAAGCATTATAATGTTTGTCAATTTTTTGACCACCAATTTCAACTTCAACTGATAATATATCGGAAGGGTCGAGTGATTCACCAGTAGCAGCTGTTAAATAAATTTCTTGAACTAAATCACCATTTCTTGATAAAGTGCAAGTTTTAGTATCACCAGAACCATTCCATTGTTGAGCAATGGCTTCTTTAGAGAAGTTAGTGTGTCTTCTGTAGACAACTTTGAAAAAGGTAATTTGAGGATTACCTGTAAGATAGACATCTTGAGCACCCATAGCGACTAATTGCATTAAACCACCACCCATTTTATATTTCTATATAAGAAAAAAATTTTGAATTAAATTTAATTAAAATTAAATTAAAAATTAAATTAAACTATTTTTCCAATTAAAAACGAAAAAAAAAAATGTATTATAGTTTTTATTAAACTTTTTGTCTAAACTTTTTTAAAAAGTTTTTTTTCTAAAAGTTTGTTTAGTTAGAGTAAGCAAGACCACCCATACCACTCATGATACGTAATACGTTGTAGTTCATGGCGAATAACCATACAGAACCTGAACCAGCCATATTTAATCTAGCATTATCAATGCGTGAGAAATTGCAAGTACCGGAAGGTTGATGTTCAGCAGGTTTTAAACAGAATGAATACATACCAACATCACCATCAGAAGCAACACCACCCCAGGCACGAGTACCAGCATTTAATGATTTACCTGAATGACCGAGTCCACATTCATAAGGTTGAACTAAATGATAATAATCATGGGCTTGTTCAGCAGCTCTGTCGTGGCCGTTTAATTGTAATTTAGTTTTTTCCCAACTCTCACCAGTCCAGAATAAAGCTTTAACAGGATGGTTGAAGGTCATATCAATTGCTCCACCAGCTGTTTCAGAACCAGTATGTTGGACTTGTTCAATTAAGTATTCATGTGATACTTGGGCGAATCTTCTGCGTTCATCAGTATCTAAATATAAGTAGTTGACTAATAAATCAGCAGAAGATAATGCAACTCCTGCCTGTGTGGCTGTGGCAGCGGCGGCGGACGGGCCGGACGCAAGGGCAGCAAGATTAGCAGCTGTGTCAGCATGAGCACTAAATAAATCAGATGCGCCACCAAATGTAACATTCACCTTAACTTCGTGATATTGTAAAGCAATTAAAGGTAAAGCAAGACCAGGATTTCTGTTGAACCAGAATCTTAATGGAATATAAGCAGTTACAGCAAGGACATCATTCGTTTTATTCGCGACTGTACCTGAACCAGTATTCATTACTGTTCTGTAATCATGGCTTGTTTCAAATAATTCATTATAAATATCTAACCATTGAGAATAATGTTTATCAATTTTTTGACCACCAATTTCAACTTCAACAGTTTTAATTAATGATGTAACATCTTCTAATCTAACTATATCTCCATCAGTGTCGACAGTACAGTTTATTGTGGTTCTTAAGTAAATTTCTTGTACTAAATCACCATTTCTGGCTAAAGTGCAAGATACTGAAGAACCGAAAGCGGCAGCACCAGTAAATTGTTGAGCAATACATTCTTTTGAAAAGTTAGTGTGTCTTCTGTAGACAACTTTGAAAAAGGTAATTTGAGGATTACCTGTAAGATAGACATCTTGAGCACCCATAGCGACTAATTGCATTAAACCACCACCCATTTTATATTTTTATATAAGAAAAAAATTTTGAATTAAATTTAATAAACTTTTTATTTAAAATACTTTTATCTAAAAAAAAAATTTAATATATTATTTTGGATTAACCTTTTCCTAAAAAGTTGTTTTTTAGAATTCTAATTTACATTTTCCTTTTTCAATATGTAAGAAATTAAAATTTACACTATAAACATCAATCGGTATTTTTGTATTTATATTCAAATCATTTTTAATATATTCTGTCTGTAAATATAAAAATTTATCATCTATACGTGAAAAATTACATAATCCCGACGGTTGACGACTACTTGGATGCAAACAAAAACTATATACATAATATGTTCCGTTTGGATCTTGGTTTTCTTCCATACGTGTCATTGTATCAGCACTTCCAAGATTACATTCAAATGGTTGTAATAAATGAAAATATTCACCAGTTTGTTCATAAAATAAATCATTATTATTAAAAACAATACGTGCTTTATCCAAAATATATTTATATGGTAATCTCCATATTAAATATTTTGATAAATAACTAAATGTCAATTCTATATTATCATATAATCCATTTTGTATTTTATTTGTTTGATATTGGAGTTGTTCTATTAGTAAATGTTGTTTATTTTTTAAAAAATAATTTTTCTCATTCACATCTAAATAAATATAATTTGCTGATAATACTGCCTTATTTATTTCTACACTTGATATTATTTTATTTGATAAAAATACATCAGATTGATTATTTGTTTTTATTTTTATATTTACATCACTTCTATACAATGATGCAATAGGTAGTGATGATTGACTATGTTTAGTAAAAAAGAAGCGTAAAGGAATATATAATTGAATTTTTCTATTAAACATTTTTGGAGTAATAAATTTTAATTCATTATTTATTTTATGTAAAGTTTCATCATTATTAAATAAATTATTATACATTAATAACCAGCTTGTATCATGTTTTTCTATTATATATTCATCTATTTCAAAAGTTATTTCTTTTATAAATTTTGTTAAATCTTCTTTTAAAAATCGCACATTAATATGAAATGAATTATTTGTATCATAAGTACAATTTAATTGTGTGGTTGTAACATTTGTTAAATCTAAATTTTTTGAACCAGAATCATATAAATTAATATCAGAACCAATTTCAGTTATTTTCAAATTTGTAATATTAGTATTTGTTAATGTATAAATATAATTATATAAATATAAATCTTGCGTTCCAGATGAATTATATTCATAAAAAACTGCATTTTTTGTAGAAGAAAAAGTAGTTCCAGAAATTGTTAAATCAAATGTATCCGATACATTTACTTTTATATTTAAATTTAAATACATATCTTGTATTAAATCTCCATGTACTGGTATATTGGCATATGTATCCTTATTAAAATCTAAAGGAGCTTCAAAATAAACATCCATTAAATTTTTACTGTAATTACTAAAAGATCTAAAAACACTCTTAAAGAAGGATATTTGGGGATTTCCAACAAAAAATTCGGCTTCTGTTCCTAAAAATTTTAATTGTAATAAACCACCACCCATTTATATTAATAAAATAGAATTA